TGGCCTTAATACAACAATACAATCAACCGCCGGGCAGTCCCAGCCTTCTGTCAAAAGCATTGAATTACAAAGTACGTTATATTTACCGGTTTCAAAATCACTCAGCACCTTTGCGCGATCATCGCTGTTACCATTTACTTCGGCAGCGCTGAAACCGATACCATTCAAAATATCCCTAAACTTTTGGCTGGTCTTGACAAGTGGTAAAAAAACTACAGTCTTTCTATCCATACAAATTTTAGCCATTTCCTCAGCAATCTGATTCAGATATGGATCGAGAGCCGTTCCCAGATCGCTGGTCTTAAAATCACCGGCCTGGGTCCCGACACCTGTCAAATCTAATTTCAGAGGAATAGTCTGAGCCTTGATAGGTGACAGATAACCTTCTTTGATAGCTTTAGGCAGCGTATATTCATAAGCAAGGCTCTCAAAACATTGCCCTAAATTACGCATATCGCCTCTGTCAGGCGTTGCAGTAACACCAAGCACCTTAGCGCTGTCAAAATGTTCCAGCACCTTCTGATAGCTATCTGAAAGTACATGATGTGCTTCGTCGACGATGATCGTATCGAAAAAATCCTTTGCAAATCCGTTTAACCGCTTCTCGCGCATCAGCGTCTGGACAGAACCTACTACCACACGATACCAACTTCCCATACAGGTATATTCAGCTTTTTCCATAGCCGATTTTAAACCTGTAGCCTGCTCGATTTTGTCACATGCCTGCTGCAGCAGTTCAAAACGGTGTGCTAAGATCAGTACCCGGTCACCTTGTTTAACCTGTTCCTCTGTAACCTTTGCAAAGACTATAGTTTTACCGCACCCGGTCGGCAATACCAACAGGGTGCGGTTTATTCCTTTATTCCACTCGTCAAAAATAGCCTGTTTAGCTTCTTCCTGATATGGACGCAGCTGCATTAGAAAGCTCCGGGCCGAAACGCAGGAGCGGCCTGCGGTTGTCCTTGATATAAGTTTTGTTGCTGCGGTGCTGTCGCAGTAGGTGCTGTTGCCGCTGTATTTTCAGGATCATAAAAGCGTTTAATTTCGTTATACTGCTTACCATCGTGCATGCGGATACCGATCTTGGCCCTGCCCTTTCGACCAACTACCCGCGGCCAATCCATTTTCAAAGGTTCACCATGCTTTTTCAGCCCAATACCGATAAAGAAAGCCGAAATCATGCCTTCCGTCCGAGAATGTAAGAACAAGTTATGCCTGATACGGGCTTCGCCTTCCGGTGTTTCAACTACCAAAGTGATTACAGCTTTATTACAGGGCGGCAACTTTTCGCTGCCTTCATGACGGGCACGTTGAAA